GGGCCGCAGCACAGGACGCAGCGTGGGACGCAGCCCGGGCCGCAGCGTGGGGCGCAGCACTGGCTACGAGACATGGCGCAGCAGCAAGCCACGCACAAAACAAGCGCCTGGAACGTAGCCTTAAAAAACTATTGGCGGTGAAATGACCTTCTACATCTCAACTCTTTGTAAATAAGAGGAATGAAAATGGCTGGATTTGATAAACTATTAATTGAAGAAAAATTAAAAAAACTTGGATGGAAGGAAGATAGCAATAAGAAGAATTATTATATACCGCCTGAAGAATTATGGGGGAATAAACCAGAATCATTCTATATTTATAGTGCAGATGAATTACAAGAATTGTTAGATAATAATGCCGATCAGACCTGAAAATCGTAAGCGATATCCTAAAGACTGGAAATTGCGAAGTAGATTTATTCGATTCTACAGAGCCAAGAATCGATGTGAATGGTGCGGTGCCGAAAATTACAAACCACACCCTGATACAGGGAGCAAGGTTATATTAACTACAGCGCATATTTATGATCATAGGCCGGAAGCCGCAAACCTGTTAAATCTTGCGGCCCTATGTCAAAAATGCCATAACGGACATGATGCAAAAATACGTCAGGAAAATAGAAGAAAACGGAGGACATTAGAAAGTGGTCAAATTAGTTTATTATAAATGAATCAGCCAATAATCCTTCTCAGTGGCGGGTTCGATCCATTACACATTGGTCATGTAGATATGATCCGGGATGCCGCTATTCTCGGAAAAGTAATCATTCTGCTTAACAAGGATATGTCTTTATGCCAAAGAATGAACGTTCAGGCGCGCTTATATCGGTCAAGGGTGTTTCATCAGTATTCTGGGATATGGATGATAGTGATAATACTTGTCTTGATGGAATTATGAAATTACACGAAAGGCACATAACGGATACTGTATTTTTTGGTAATGGAGGTGATCGCAATGCCTTTAGTACGCCGGAAGTGGAATACTGTATGAGAAACGGTATCGGATTGATATTTAATCTGGGTGGCGGGAAAACGCAATCAAGTTCAGAACTGGTAGAAAGAGCGCGGGCAGTTGATTGATCCCGATGCAAAGGCACCTTCACCCGAGACTATTATCAAAGAAGATAGAATATGCATTGAACGATAATCTGCCGCCTGAAGGAAGGCTGATCTATGCCATTATTGACCAGGCTATCCGTCACGCACATAGCGGAGATGATAAAATACATTCACGGAAATTCCTGCGAAGCGGTATATGTCAGTATTATATGGGATTGATAGGACTAGATAGCGATTATTTCTATTGGATGATGGAAAAGCACACGAACTGGTATATAAAATGAATATGGATAATATCCGATTTTTCCCGTGCGACGGCCAGGATCCTGATCTGTATCTGGAAGCTGCGAAAGAATGGGACATGGAAAGCGTACTGATTATTGGTATACGTGAGAACGGTCAGTTCGTATGGGGCGGTAACAATGACAAAATAAAAGATTTATTGTTCATGCTGGAAATAGCAAAGGCAAACGTAATCGAAACTATAAAAGATGATCAATTCGGGGAATAATCACATCTAATATTCTTTTTTTACCTGTGCTGGTGTTATTATCATTTAATGCCAACTGCCACGGGTCAAACCATCACGCAAGTACAAGCCGAACTGATGCGCCGGGATTATTCCCGATTCATGCGCGAGGCATGGCCCGTCATAGAACCGCATACGCCGCTAAGTTATAACTGGCACCTGGATTGTATCGCCGATTACCTGATGGCTGTTACGTTCAATGAAATTCATCGGCTTGTAATAAATATTCCGCCACGTTTCCTGAAATCATCAAGTGTTACGATAATGTGGCCATGCTGGGAATGGACTTCAGAACCCTATTTGCGGTACCTGTTCAGCAGTTATGCGCTCAGTTTATCCCGCGATCACAGTCGCAAGCGCCGCGCCATTATGGAGAGTGAATGGTACCGGGAGCGTTTCGGGCATGTATTTGATCTCGTCGGCGATCAAAACGAAGTTACCCACTATGCCAACGATCAGGGTGGGCATATGCTCAGTCGCGGCACAGACGGCGGGGGAACGGGTAAGGGCGGTAATAGAGTGATAATAGATGATCCACACAACACAAGGCAGGCAGAGTCAGAGGTACAACGACAGCGAGCCTTAGACGATTATGATTTGAATCTATCTACCCGCCTCGATGATCCCAAGAATGACGCCATTATTCTTGTTATGCAGAGGCTTAATGTAAAGGACTTAACAGGCCATTGTCTTGAACAAGGCGGCTGGACGCATCTTAAAATACCGCAGGAGCCGAAAGTTCAGGTGGTTGTAAAAGCACCAGGCGGCAATGAATACAAACGTGAAGCCGGGGAATTGATACATGAAGCGCGATTCGGCAGAGAGGAAAATGAAAGCGCAAAAATAGTGCTTGGTTCATATGGATATGCTGGACAGCAGCAGCAAGAACCCGCACCGGAAGGCGGTGGAAGGATCAAACTGGCATGGTTTCCACGTTATTCGAAATTACCAGATCAATTTGATGAAATAGTGCATTCCTGGGATACGGCTCAGAAAGCAAAGGATATTAACAATCCGTCAGCCTGTATCATTGCTGGACGAAAGGAAAATCAATGGTATTTGATAGAAGTCATCACGGAACGACTGATCTATCCTGATTTGAAGCAGCGAGTTGTCAGTTTAGAGTCTCGGGATCGCGCCAAGTCACCTGTCATGATTTTAATTGAAGATAAGTCGAGCGGACAATCACTGATACAGGAATTGAAGCGTGAAACGGCACTGACAATAAAGGGTGTTGAGCCGGAATCTGATAAGGTGACGAGAATGGATACACAATTGGCATGGGTGGAGGCCGGGAATATATCTTTACCTAATGCACTTACAATACGCGTGCAATGGTTGGCAGATTTTGAAGGCGATTTGCTATACTTTCCAGAACCTGAAATATTCGATAGGATAGACGCACTCAGCCAGTTGATTAAATGGATTAGAATGCGCGAATCAAATATAGTTCGCGTGAGAAAATTATCCGGGGCGTAGGAGAACAATAACATGCCCGTTAATACGGAACACAGCGAATATAAAAAGCGTAAGAAACAATGGGAACGATGCAGATCGTGCATCAATGGTTCAGATGCTATAAAGGATGCTGGCCAGAAGTATTTGCCGAAACTCCAGGATCAAACAAATAACGAATATGAAGCCTATCTTGAGCGTGCGTTATTCTATGGCGCAACGTCACGCACGCTTCAGGGATTACTTGGAGCAGTATTTCGTAAAGACTTCACCTATGAATATCCTGAAATCTATATTCATCAACTTGATGATGTAACTCCGGAAGGTAATGACTTGTGGGAATTCTCACGGCAGGTAGTTAAGGAAACTATCGGTGTTGGCCGCATGGGAATACTTATAGATGTAGACAAGTCAGAAGATATGCGTGCCTATTGCGCTATATACAAGGCGGAAAAAATAGTCAATTGGCGCACTGAGAAGATTGGTGGCCGTCGCGTATTAACGATGGTTATACTTGAAGAAGAATACGAAGATCCGGGCGTTGATATATTTGAGAAGGAAATAAAAACACAATACCGCGTACTTGAAATCGGGCTGAATGAAAACCAGTCAATGCAATATATTCAGGAGATATGGCGTAAGATCGAAACCAGCAAAGGTAGCCAATGGGCAGTATACGACACTATCTATCCGACACGGCAGGGATTACCGCTTGATGAAATCCCGTTTATCTTTGTGAATGCTCATAATCTGCTTTCTTCAACTGATAAGCCGCCATTACTAGATCTTGCCGAAGTAAATCTTTCACATTTCAGGACAAGCGCCGATCTTGAGCATGGCGCACACTACACAGCATTGCCGACGGCATGGGTGGCCGGTTTTCCGGCGGATTCTGAATTGCGAATAGGATCTGGAGTTGCATGGGTGTCGGAAAACACTTCTGCCAGTGCAGGTTATCTTGAATTCAAAGGGCAGGGACTTGGATCGCTGCAAGACTTGAAAAAGGATAAAGAACAATTAATGGCAATCCTTGGCGCGCGTCTGCTGGAAGATCAGAAACGCGCTGTTGAAGCCGCAGACACGCATAAAATCCGGCAATCCGGCGAATCCGGGGCGCTCACCACAATTACACGTACTGTCAGCAATGCCATAAAAGCGGCATTAAAACTGATGGCATGGTGGTCCGGGGCATCTGATCAACAGATAGACGGCATAGAATTTATGCTGAATGATGACTTTATGGGGGCGAAGATGACGCCGCAGGAATTAACGGCACTTATGCAAGCCTGGCAGCAGGGGGCGATCAGCCAAACTACATTCTTGCATAATCTTAAAGAAGGCGAGATATTGCCAGACGGCATCAGTATTGATGATGAAAAAGAATTGATTGGCACTGAAAATGATAATAATGCATTCGGTACTGATAATACCAACGTGATCCCGATCGGAAGAACATTTGAGCTGGATCGCGATCAACAAGGCCGGGCAACACGGATCAGGGAGATTGATTAATGATAGTACTAACCCCTCATGGCCACACAGTTGTAATGACGGCAATTCAGGGAGTATTAAAACGTATTCATCTATTCACAATGAAGGGTGAACTTGAAGGCTATGGATATGCACCGAAAGATATAGATCAGTCTCAATTTAAGGATGGTAAATATCCTGATCAAACATGGGAATTTGAAGACGGGACACCGATCAGAGTATTGGGGTATTACCTGACCGATTCATCCAAGGCAATGATATTCAGCGAAGAATTCAATGAAGATGTTGACGGGGATCGTGGATTCAAAATCGGCAAAAAGGGGGATCGGATTCTTGTCGGGGTTAATCTTCGCGTTTTGTCAGGCGGATCATAAATGTCAAATATGGATGGGGATATATTATATTCCGGTAATTATCTTGAATTAACTGCTCGTATATCGGAAGAAACGAACAGCATGGGAATTGAAATCAATTCCTCAAAATCATTATCCCCTATCTATGAATATGACGCGATCATTTACCTGCGAAATGTTCTCACTGATTTTCTTTTAGAAAACGGATACGAATAATGGCGATCACGACTGGCGCAGCAGATGGAGTACGCATAACATCAGCAGCGAAAAACGGATCACTTGGTGATCAAACGGGTGTCGGATCAGATGAGATACGTTTTCCTTCCGCCATGTCAACGAATAATGGGCAAGTTGGCAGTGTAGATTTTGACAAGCGCATGGTTATCCTGCGGCGCGGTTTGTCTGATGAAGATGAACGATATATCACGGCTATTGTTAGCGGCAATCTGTGTCGGGTAAACGAGGTATGGACTTCTGCACCTACATCCGGAAACACCTATGATATTTCTTATGTAGCAAATGATGCTGATGATAGCGGCATTACGGGATTCGGGCTTGTAAACAAGCGCGTTACTGACTATACGCTCAGTAGATTATTCAGCGTCGGGAATGATGGCGGTGGCACATTCGGATATTTCAGTCTGACTGATGGTTATTCATTAGAATCGGATGACACGATTGCAGCAAACGATCATGGGTTTAACGTTGAGGCATCCGCGCGTTTCAGCGTCGGATATAACAACGCCGGAAACCCGGTTTCCGGCGGGTATCTTATTTCCACGGCAAATGCGGCAGGAGAGGGTTCGATTGTTGTTGAGCCTGGCGGTGAATTGTATGGATATGATTTCTTCCTGACCTGCGTGCAAAACAATACCACGACATTTACTGGCAAAACCATTATCAGTAAAGGAAAGGTGTATGCGGGTACGTATGATGTAGATTTAACAGGTGACACTACATTAACTGACATGACATTCGAAGGGCGCGCCAGCACTGCGGACAGTTTGACTGTAAGCGGCAGCACCACGATTAACATCATGAATGCTATATCTATCTTCGGCATTAATAATAATTCAGCCGTGGTTGATGATGTTATTACGATGAAGAATGTTGCCTATGTTAATCCGGTTGATAATCACTATCTCGATGTTAATTCATCCGGAATATTCAATCTTGTTAACCCGTCATGGAATATTGGCACCGACGGTGCATCAACAACTTCATCTGCTATCGTATTCAATGATTCAACGGGTGAAGTGCATGAAAAGTGGAGTTTGAACTATAACGTAACTGATACAACTGGCAGTGCGCTTGCCAGTGCGACAACCTGGCTATATGTATCATCTTATCTCGGTGCAGTGGCTACAACGCCAATAGAATACAAGGACATTACCGATACCGGCGGATCGGCTGGGGTAGAATTTGAAACCCGTGAATTTACGCCAAAAACAACTGCAATTGCATCAATCAGAACGCAGTCCGGGTTTTCAAGTAAGATATTTTATTACGGCAAAACGCCTTATATCGGCAATATAACCGGATCAGCGGCAACGGATCTGGCTGTTGGCATGCCGAATGATGGTGCTATCACGGCATCAGTTGCCGCTAGTGCCATTGATAACGGAACAGGCATTGATCTCATACAACATGCCACGGCCTTGACTGTATTGGCTTATGCAAGCGGCGATACAGCATTCACTACGGATGCCGTGGTATCCGGGCAGACAACGGGCGCGGAAGGCACGGTGAGGGAATATCTCGGCGATTCAACTAGCGGTGTCGTTGTCCTGCATAGCCGGAATGGTACAAGTTTTGCCGGGAATGAGGATTTATTTGTATCTGGATCGCGCTATGCAGAGGCATCGAGTACAGAATTTAATGAAGATTACACATGGGAAGTGAATTGCACGTCGCTTGCCATGACAGTTACGTATGATTATTTATCGGCAAAAATGGCCGAAAATTCGCCAGATACGGTATTCAAAGACGCGATCACATGGGGGAGAAGGCAGCAAACACAGCAATTGCAGCTTGGCCCTGATGGTTATTATACGGTGGCCGTAGCCAGTGCTGGCGTATGGTTGAGCCGACGCGGATCGGGAACGATTGATTATATGACAGCGGACAGTGGTAATACCTATGTTCCACCAATTCAGTATACCTTTACATTGACAGGGCTTAAATCAGGATCGGAAATAAGAATGTATAATTCAACAACTGATACAGAAATTACAGGTACTGAATCTTCAAGTACAACGTTTAGTTATAATTATATCTATGGTGGCGATATAGGCATTTATGTGATAATTTTTCACCTGAGTTATAAGGAAATCAGATTGACTGGGCAGACACTAAGTAATTCGAATCAATCTATTCCTGTTCAACAGCAGACCGATCGGGTTTATAAGAACCCGTAAAAATAATGCAAGAGGTTAGACGCATAATGACAAATAATAAAAACAGCAGGAGCGCATTATGGCGATTGTAACTGACCCGGACAATATCGACCGTGATCAAATAGTATTCGGAACGAATAAACAAAAAATATCCATCTATGATGTAGGCGCAAAAACAAGCTCTATTGCATCAGCAATAAATATCTATACTTCCGCAGGGACACAGCGCGTTCATGCATCTACCGGCTCAGGCATAGATTTTACAACCTGGGATGTTAGCGCCGGAGATGTAATCGTTATGCGTAATGGCCCGGATGCCGCACATTTGATCGTGTCGGCGGTTACGAACGCCAGTATTATCGAAATAGCGCAGACTAATGGATTCACTGCGTTTTCATCTGATCCTGTAGCAAGTGGCCCGGTAGCTTCTTCACTTGTTATTGCCGCGCATGTTGCCAGTGGCGGATCAACCGCTGATGGTGTGACAAAACAGGCGCTTTATTCCTTCGGTAAGGAAGAATGGCGGGTAGATGATTACTCGACAATGTTAAGTGATGATCTGATCCGACATGAATTTCCTTGGGAAGCGATCACACGTGAACAGATGGAATTGGGTGGCGGTGAAGCGCATGCGGATTGGACTTATTTTAATGAATATACGCGTAAGAAGATCAGAACAGGCGGTTGGAAGGATATCGACACTGGAACGGCATCAGCGGAATATGCCGGCATTATTACATTGGGCGCCGTGGATTCTGATGCACAGATTTATTATCAACAGGTAAGTGCTCAGAATACGCCGGTTGACTTCACGTTCCTCGGCGCGGTAAATGAACCGATTGATATTTATACCAGCGCAGCAGACGATCGTCGATCATTCCTGAAACTGTTTGTGCGCAAGAAGGCCCGCACCTACGCACAGTCAGAAATTGCTGATATTGGTGTAACACAGCTAGAGACAATCGTAAACCGATTCCCGCTTGCACATGCGGCAGACGCGGCTATCACTGTAAGGGATTCGGAGATCCTTGGGACAAGTCCTTATCGTGCCGTAGCTACGGTATTGACAGATACGGACGGCGAAACAGCGACGGCTTCGACATTTCGTGATAATGATGCAACATTCACATCCACTGTCGTTGCCGGCGATACACTCAAGATCAATGCAGGCGTTGATGCCTATACCTGGACGGTATTATCTGTTGTAAACGCTTCTGTATTACGAATAGATACGTCTGAATATTCATTTGCCAGCACGCAGACCGGGCTGGATTACGATATATTTTCGCCGATCATATCAGCACGTAAAACCGGCGGCAATTATGTCAATATTTCGGTTGGATCGTTATCTGCCACATCCTCGGCGGTGGGCGTTATCAGTGCGGCTGGTCAAACTTTCCAATCGGACGGCGTTGCCGGTGGCGATCTGGTTATTATTGCCAGTGCCACCAGCGATCATGAGGGTGTATATCCGATAACAAGCGTGATCAGTGAAACCACGCTGCAATTGAATACCACGGATAATACATTCACCACGACAACCGGCGTTGATTTCCGTGTAGTTCAGCCCGGAATGTACCTGCAATACAAGAAAGAAGATATCACGATCACAGGCACATCAACGCTGACATTTGCATCGACGAATGCCTCTTATGGCAGTGCGCCAACGATTGCACGGGCATCGGGATCATGGGTGACTGATGGCGTATCGGAGGGAACATTTATTACCTTTGCATCGACCACGAATAATAATGATTGTTTTACAATTGCATCGGTACAGAATGCATCCGTGATATCACTGGTTGCAGCAGATCGCGGGAATGTAGTAGACGGGACGGAAACAGCCGGCGCAAGTATTGTGGCATCGGATGGATTCAAGCGTACGATCAACAGCGTCATTTATTCGTTCAATTGGAGATTACTTGGCAACAGCGGAACGCTGGCACAGTGTTATCAGTTTGTTCAGCATCAATTGCGCCAGATAACGGATATTGACTACGGTGAAAATATATTCCGTGGTGACGTTACTGATTTGCTTATGGACTTCGCTTCGCCGACAGGTACGACACATAACATGGTGATCGATAGCCTTGATGCCGATGATACCAACAACGTGACTTATGAGGATGCTTGCGGTGACAGCAGAACGGAAGCCTTTGTCGCCACATTCACGATCTCGCACAATAACAACTTGCAGAATGATTCAAATGCCAAAGTCAGGATGATGTATGCAAGCGTGCCGAATGGTGCATTTTCTACAAAGGATGCCGTAACCGTTACCGACGCAACCGGAAGTGCGATTGCTTATAGCGTCGGCGGCGCGGCCAGCAGGCAATATTCGTATGACTATGACGGTAATACGGATGGCGGTAGGACGGCAGGCACTAATGCCAAGTGCAAGATTGTTGGTATTGGCCTGGATACAGCGCAATATGTTGTCACGTCCGTTACCATTACGAGAACCAAGGGACAATCGTATTCACTTGTGAGTCCTCTAGAGAGAAATTATCAGAACGTATAACAATGGAATCTTTAAAAAAGGAAAATTTATTAACAGACGATGAAGCGAGCCATCTGCTTGATCTGAAACAAGAGGCAATGAATCTCAAGGGTCTTAAACTTCACAAATTCAGGCGAAGGATAAGAAATAGACTGTTTCGGATCAGGCAGGGAAGGAAAGAATTTGATAACGGACTGAAAAAAATGATTGAATCGCAATTTGAACCCGATATGAACTGGAAAACATATACGTTTAATTGGGACGTTGCGCCAATTGATCCGTTAAAAATAATAAGCCCGTTTGAATGGGAATCTAACGGCGGAACATTCGAAGATGTTATGGTTCAGGGTGATGACGGGGTTATCAGAAAACAACGTATCTGTTCGCCTACGGCGTTCACACATCAGGAATAATCAATGGCTGTTAATGAAAGATCATATATACGGATCATGCCTGAGAGTACCGGGGATCGCGTCGGGCATTATCATACATGGGATATTGAATATACGGGCCGAACGCGTGAGTTCTTAGTTGGTGAGACAATAAAAGGCGGTACGTCAGGCGTTGAAGCAATTGTTATCAATGACAAGGAAGATAACGATACGGCCAATGCTGGCGTATTGTCTACGATTCTGAAATCAGGTTATGAAAATAAGTCAATGGTTGCAGGTGAGGCAATTACTATAAGTGCGTCGACTATAGCAACTGCGGGAAGTGCCTATTGCATATATATTGGTAAGCAAACCTTATCTGGTGGTAACAATCCTTTTTACCTGCAAAGCATAGATAACGAAGGCCAGGCATATATCCGTTTTGCAGAAGGCGCTCAACAGATGGATGCATTTGGCATCACGCGCACCACTACACCAAATCAAATAGGCGAATATTTCCATATTTATGATGATCAAAGCACCGAATGGCAGAATGAAACTTCTGGCGGAGGCAATATCCTTCATCTTGGTGTTCAGTCCGCTATGCGACTTCAGTGCGGTACAGCTTCCGGCGATCTTGCGCGACGTACAACACATAAATATCATTATTATGCGGCAGGCCAATCTCAGTTAACTATGATGACAATCGTAATCGGCGACACAGGTAAAGCTAATGTACGCCGGCGATGGGGATATTTTGATGATAATGACGGGATCTATTTTGAATTGGACGGTACAACTTTATATGTCGTATTGCGATCCAGTGTAAGCGGATCAGTCGTTAATACACGCGTTGCCAAATCTTCATGGAATGGTGATGTTCTTGATGGTACGGGATTATCAGGTATGACGCTGGATGTATCCCTTATGAATATCTACTGGATTGATCTGCAATGGCTTGGTGCGGGTCGGATACGCACAGGCGTATTTGATGAAGATGGGCACCGAACAATTACACATACCATGCAAAATGCAAATACCAATACCGAGGCATACATGCGACTGCCATCGCTGCCTTTGCGCTATGAACAGGAAAATACGGCAGGGGCGGGATCAACAAGTGAGATGAAATTCGGTTGTGGATCGGTATTTACCGAAGGCCCAACAGGGCGAGAACATGAAAAATATCATTATATGGAATCTTATGATTTCAGGAATGTGAATATCAGCACAACCGTAGAAATACCGTTGATCTCTATACGCCCTGCGCTTGTGATAGGTAGTTCTGTTGTGAACAGGATAGGTTCTGTGCCAGAGAATATTTCGCTGAATGTACAAGATAACCCTGTATTCATACGGATACGAAAGAATGCAGATCTTGTAAGCGCGAGTTTTGATCGCGCCGCTGGAGTTGTAAGCGTTGATGTTTCGGCTGTTTCAATAAGCGCCGGATCGGGGCAAGTATTAACGACTTACATATTCGGAGTTGGTGCTGAAAACATAGATATTGACGAACATTTTAATTATCTTAGACGTTATTTGCGATTAAATGCCGATGGTGTAACACAAAATGTTTATACAATAACGGCTGAACCTGTATCCGGATCTGCAACGGTTGATGGGTCATTCACATGGTTTAGTCATTATGGAACGGATTAATCATCATGTCCTTTATGACGACGATTGTTCATCATCAAAATGATCTCTGGCCGTTATATCATAAAGTCACATTCGATGGCGTAAACAAACTCGCTATTATCAATGAAGGCGAAGCAGATATCGATGTTGGTGTAAATCTGTATTCAGACTGGAAAGAATGGCTGAGATTACGCGATCATATGGAATTCGATGCCGCATTCAGGACGGTAGGCGGCGATCCGACAATTGCAGGACAAACACTTGGCGAAACATTCTTTACAATTAATGGATGGCAAGTGTTAATCAGCGAAGATACAAACTTCGATGGGAATCTTTTCAGTGATGATTATGACTCGCCTTATACGGTAGCGGAAGGCGTTAGCCTTGCACAGACAACACGATCAAACCTGATCGATCAAATAGCGCCTGATACAGATAACGTAGGCGCGGCTGTATGGGATTACCCGGCAGCAACAGCACTTTCGCAACCATCAACGACGATCGGCTATCATATACTAGATCATCTTCATGAATTACATTATGAAGGCAGAGTGTTTATTGATACTAATAACGGTGTTACAGGTACGACACATCCAATAGGTACAAGAGAACAGCCAGTAAATAATTTCACAGATGCAATTACTATTGCCGCTAATAATAATCTTGACACAATACAAGTTATAGAAGATGCAACTATCGGTGCGACTGATAATGTAAGTAATTACATCGTTAGTGGTTCACATGCATCAAAAAGCGAGATCACAGTAACACCGGGTGCTACCACTACATTTACTCAGTTCCAGAATTGCACGCTTAAAGGTACGTTGAATGGAGAAGTGATCGTGCGCGATAGCCGCGTAGAGGACTTGCTTGATTTTGAGGGGATACTTCATCAGACAATGCTTGATCCGGGCGGTATACGCCTTGCGAATGGCAGCGCAAAACCTTCTCATATTCTTGATTGCTTTTCCGGCGTTCCTGGCACCAGTACGCCAGAAATTGATTTTAATAGTGTTGACGTGCAACTTGGAATTCGTAATTTCAATGGCGGATTAAAACTTGTAAACAAAGACGGCATAAGTCCTGTGTCAATCGATATGGGATCAGGACAAATCATTCTTGATGGAACAGTAACAGCAGGCACTATTGTTTGTCGTGGCGTTGGGAAACTTACAGATAATTCAGCCGGGGCGTCCGTATTAGATGAAATGCATGAAAGCAAGTACGCTGCCGAAGTATGGAAATTGCAAGGGCTTGATTCATCAAATCCGCTTACTGTTACACCAACATCAAGGGCCGTCGCAAGCGTAACGCAGACAATTACAGGTGATCCGGATACAAGTATCACGGTAACGAGGACATGATATGCAGAACAGTGATTTCCTCGGGCTTATCAATTTATTCCAGATCCAATTAGATTATTCGATCAGGAACGAGGCGTTATTGGTTACGGCATCATATTACAAGGACCGCACATTACCATTGAAAATAAAAGGGGAAGGGACGAGCGCACAGTCCGCCATTTTTAATATGTTTTCAAATGATGATGAACCGCTTGCCTGTATTGACCTCGTAAATGCAATTAAAACAAATACGAATGTCTGGAATGAATATGTTTATGGAAATATGCAGATTGATCGAAATGGGAATTATATAGGTAATACACGATGGCATCGATCAAAAACCGCGCATTAACCATTGCAACTGTAGGACTACTGTCTGCAACTCCAGTTACAATTGCTACGCATGGATTGATCCAGCTTGAAATTGCTGCACCGCCTGCGGCAGTTACCCAAGCGCCTCGCGCCTATGCCGGCGGCCCATCGAAGATCGAACTCGACTATGCTATTTCTCATATTTTCAAATCGGATGGCACAATTTATCTGCTGTCCGATACCCGTATCGAGTTTGAAAGCGCTGCGCTGGAATTGTCAAGAAAGGACTCACACGCAACGTTCATTCTGCATGGATCTGCGGATGTCTATAAATCAACATTGTATGAGATTCATCCGGAATGTAAGTTCGTCCTGACAAGTAATTCTGTCACAGAAAGGACGCAACCAGGTAATTTCAAACCGTCGCCAGTTATCGGAATTGATTCAAACATAAAAGCCGTTCACTGGACTGCCAAGACGCTTTCATATAAGGCTGATACGGCGTTCCGTATTAAATCCTCACCTGATTATCTTATATTCACGAAAGCGCCTGAGATCGCACTACAGCCCGCCTCGTATGCCTTTACGACACAATCTGAACTCGCATTGAACAATAATGCATCGGCAAAATTCCTGCCGAGCGAAGCAGTCAGTTATGTATATGCAGGCGACCTGTCAGTACAGGTTGAAGGGCAGGCCGCATTCCATTATGCACAATCTGGAGAACTCAAACATATTTCGCATGCCATGATAACAATGGATCTTGAAAGCCGATACTTTATAGAGCGGTTATCCCGCATACCATTAGATGATGATGAAGAAGTTTTGATGCTGTTCGTGAACGCATTATTGGAGTCAGATGAGGATTACTGATGCCGTTTCAAAATTGCAGAAAGGCCGGAAAACCCGGTATACGCTGGGGCAGCAAAGGCCGCTGTTATACATACACCGCAGGCGACAAAGAGAGCATCGCACGCGCAAAGAAAAAAGCGGAAGCGCAAATGATTGCGATCCAAGCCACAGGATTCAAGGAATAAATGGCAAATGCAACAGGACAGATCGCAAACCTTTTAACGCGTCATGATATTGATCTTATGCGCGTTAATGCTTCCATGCGTAAAGATATTGTCGGCATGTTCAACGGTTTGGATCGAAGTATTATCAGAAGATTGCAACGAATAGCACCCGGCGATCCGCAACGAGTCGTATTCAGGAACATGCGATTTAATACATTAATGACAGTAAGTAAAAAGGATATAGATAAAGTATACGCCGCAATGAAAGCCGGTCATGAAACTGATTTAATTGAGTTGGCTGGTGCAGAAATGCAGCATACATTGAATACTGTAAACAGGGTTATGGGCGTTGAGATCATGACAAAGAAACTCGGCCTGAATCAATTGAAAGCACTGGCAAAAGGAACGCTCGTTAAAGGGCATCCATTAAGCAAATATTGGGATGACAATCTAGCATTTTTCAAGTCACGATTTGAACGCGAAATGCGTGAAGGTATATTAGCAGGGGAAAGCGTACAGGTATTAACAAGACGATTCAGAAATACCGTGCTTTCGCAAGGTAAACATCGGGCGGAAACGCACGTCAGAACATCCGTAACCGCCGTGGCAAATGATGCCAGATACCAGACTTATCAGGAAAACAGCGATGTTATCAAGGGGCAGCAATGGTTATCGACACTCGATTCCAGGACATCAGACATTTGCGCAGCATTGGATGGTGCGGCATGGGATCTGGATGGCAACCCGCTTGACGGCAAAGGCCCGGCATTCATGGGGCCACCGCCAGCGCATCCGAATTGTCGATCTACATTGATCCCTGTACTTAAATCATGGGAAGAACTCAGTAAAACGAAAGATCCTCAAGTACGAAAAGTACTAAAGAATTATGAACCAACACCCAGAAAACGCGCATCGTTTGATGGCGCAATATCCGAAAAAACGACTTTTGATAAATGGATAAAAAATCAATCAAAAACACGGCAATTGAAATTCTTCGGTCCGGCCCGATTAAAGTTATATGAAGAAGGCAAGATCGGCGTTAAAGATTTGATCGATCAATCATGGCGTCCGTTATCCGTTAAGGAATTAATAGACAAAGTAAACAGGAAATAGAGGAATAATAATATGATGGTAACAATCCCCACAGACAAGTTTATAACCCCGCCGCATGTTGCAATGATGATTGCGGCTGAAACCGGCCAGCAGAAGAAAAAGAATCAGATCAAATTTGTGAATCCTAACACTGGGAACTATGAACGAAACATCCTGAACGCTGCCGAATTACATAAAAACGGTATGCCGATGATGAGGCCGAATATTCACAAAAATGAAACCTGTATTATTTGCGGTTCCGGCCCAACACTGACCGATCCATCGGTACTGGCTGAAATACGGCATTATGTAGAAAATGAGAACGCCACAATTATTGCTACAAAAGCGGCAATTGGATATATGGCTAATCATGGATTTAATGTTACCTATGCAGTTTCAATGGATCCCGGCGCACACATTGCGGACGAAGAAAAAATGCCACGGGTTCCAGGTGTTACGCATATTATTGCTAGTTCATCCGATCCAGCAGTCTTTGAATACCTTAAAGACGAGAGCGTATGGATCTTCCATTCTGCCACCGGGCTGGCAAATGAAGTGCAGCTTTATGATGAAAATTTCGAGGTATCCGAATGCATGGGGGGAGGCTATAACGTTGTAAATAGGGCAATTTCCTGCGCTCAATTTATGGGATTCAGAAAGACAATCCTGGCGGGGAGTGATTGCGGATGGCGTGAGGGATCGGCATTTTATTGTGACGGATCGAACAACCGGCCTGGTGTTGATATGAGTGATGATGGCGCAGTTGAGTTAACAGACGATAACGGCAAGCCAAATGAATTGCTGGCTCGCTTCATCGATGTAAGTAGGCGAATGGCACAGTTCAATGACGAAAATATGATCCCGGATGAATTGAAACAGGAATATGAATCAACACGGAAGGAGGTGATCCCGTATTTCTGGGTTACTCGCCCTGACATGCTGGCCAGCGGGGTTGCAATTGCAAGACTTGCGAAAAAGCTGGGACATGATAGATTTATCTTACTAGGAAATACACTGCCTGCCAGGTTGATCGGCAAGTCAGAAGATTTCCTGACTAAATGTGCAAACTTTACGGGGTAAAGGAGAACTACAATGGGATTGAAAGCATCAGTTACTTCCCTTGATGATGTACCAAAAGAATTACATTCGCTATATACACAAGTCGGGGACGAGTGGGTTTTGGATGTAGATGATTC